GCGCACGAGTTGCTGAAAACGATGGCTTTGATTGAAGCAAAACATAGTAATTGAACAGCGCCTATAGTGGCGCTTTTTTATTTGGAGTGATTTTATGCCGAGCAGACCACTAAAACCATGCAACAAGATTGGATGCACTAACTTAACAAGGGATAGATATTGTGAGCAACATAAACATCTAGCGGAGCAGAGACAACGATCAAGACGGAATGATAAGGAATACGACAAGCATAAACGAAACCAACAAGCAAGAGTATTTTATCACAGCAAAGAATGGGAACGGACAAGGCTGGCTGTGTTAGCAAGGGATAACTACTTGTGCCAGCGATGTCTAAATGAGAAACGGATTACAAGGGCGGTTGTCGTGGACCATATACGACCATTGCTTGTTGATTGGGAAAGACGGTTAGACATGAACAATCTACAATCCCTGTGTGCTAGCTGCCACAACCGGAAAACGGCGGAAGACAAACGACGGTATGGGCAGGGGCGGTCTGGAAAGTTTTGACCGGCCATGGGAGACCGGCTGGCGGGCCTTCGCGTGAACAAAATTCCCTTTATTTGGTTAAAGGGGTGCAAAGTGAGGTGAAAAACAATGGCAAGAAAGGCTGTTCCAATCGATTTAATGCTGATTAAAGGTAATAAACACTTGACGAAAAAGGAGATCGAACAACGGAAAGCGGCGGAAGAAGCGTTGCGGATGCGTGATGAGAACATTGAGCCGCCGGAATGGCTGGATGAGATTGCGAAACGAGAATTTAATCGACTTGTAGAGCTTCTAAAAGAAGTCCGATTGGTGACAGAAGCGGATATTCACTTGCTCGCGGCGTATTGCGATGCCTATTCAGACTATGTAAAGTGTACGAAACTTATTCAAGAAGAAGGTCTGATGGTTGAATATACGAACAAAGCGGCCGAAACCAACAAAGTACCACATCCGTTACTGACCAAAAAGAAACAACTTTTCGAGCAAATGAAAGCCGTTGCGTCTGAATTCGGCTTATCGCCAAGCGCACGGGCAAAGCTCGCAATGCCGAAGAAAGAAGAAAAAGAGCCGACGCCGGAAGAAAAGCTATTCGGTGATGTATGATGCTGAAGCAATGGCTTATTGATTATTGCCATGACGTATTAAATGGCGAAGTCGTTGCTTGCCAAAAGCATAAATGGGCGTGCGAACGATTTTTACGTGACATCGAACGGGAAGGAACGGACGAATTTCCGTATATTTTCGATGAAGAAAAGGCCCTTCGGTTCCTAAAATGGATGACATTGTTTAAACACACCAAAGGAAAATTGGCCGGAAAGCATATCGAACCACATCCAATACAAATATTTGTGTTTGGCAATATTTACGGATGGGTTCATAAAGATACCGGATTAAGACGATTTAAGAAAGGCTATTGGCAAGTAGCCCGGAAAAACGCAAAATCCCAATCCCTTGCATGTGTCGGCTCTTATGAGGCGTTTGCCTTTGGCGAAAACATGAGTGAGGTATATATTGGGGCTACAAAAACAGAACAAAGTAGGATCGTGTGGAACGAAATTAAAGCGCAAATACAAGGATGCGACTTTCTAAAAGGTAAATACAAAATCGCTTATGGCAAAATCGAACATTTGAAAAGTGGTTCGTTTATTGCTGCACTTTCCAAAGATGCCGGGAAAACAGGCGACGGATTGAATGTGCAATGCGGAATTATTGATGAATATCACGCCCACCCTACATCGGAAATATACGACGTTCTTGTATCGGGTACAGGTGCTAGACCACAACCTTTAATGATGATTATTACGACTGCTGGCTTTGATTTGAGCCATCCTTGTTATTCTGTTGAGTATCAATATGTTTCAAAGTTACTCGACCCTAATAATCCAATTGAAAACGATGAATATTTTGTCATGATAAACGAGCTTGATAAAGACGATGACATTAAAGACGAAAAGAACTGGGAAAAAGCCAACCCCATCCTTTGTTCATACGAGGAAGGGGTTAATTTTTTGCGCGGAGAATTGAAAGCAGCGCTTGATGTACCGGAAAAAATGCGTAACTTCCTTACAAAAAACATGAATATATGGGTGGACATGAAAGATAACGGCTATATGGACATGTCAAAATGGGCGGATTGTGGCCAAGATTTTGACCTAACTACATTAGAAGGTATGGAGTGTACCGTCGGTGTGGACCTATCCGCGAAAATCGACTTAACGAGCGTTGGTTTCGAATTTAAAAAGGACGGCAAATACATTGTATTAAGCCATAGTTTTATGCCGGAAGATACGTTAGATCGGAAAAGAAAAACGGATAAAGTACCGTATGATTTATGGGTTCAACAAGGATGGATTACAACAACACCAGGCGCGGTAGTGGATTATAACTTTATCAAGTCGTATATCAAGAATTTTGAACAGCAATACAACGTGAAAGTGCGAGAAATCTGCGCCGATCCTTGGAACGCAACACAATTCATGCAGGACATGGAAGCGGAAGGGTACACAGTGATCGAGATTCGGCAAGGTATCCAAACGTTAGGCGGTGCAACAAAAGATTTTCGCGAGCAAGTATATCAAGGAAATGTCATTCATAACAACAATCCTGTATTAACGTGGGCGCTTTCTAATGCGGTCACAAGGCAGGATGCAAACGAAAATATTATGCTCGATAAAAGCAAGTCAACGGAACGCATTGACCCGATTGCTGCAGTCATTAACGCACATGTGAGGGCGATGTTGAAAACTGAAACCATAGATATTAATAAAATTACAGAAGAATATTTGAACATGATGGGATGGTAAGGAGGTGAGGACGTGTTTAATTGGTTGAAGCGGCTTTTTAAAAATGAGACAGCCGACCTAAATAATCCCCTATTGCTTCAATGGCTCGGCATTGATCCTGATACACCTAAAGATCAATTGGCTGAAGCAACCTATTTCGCTTGCTTAAAAATCTTGGCGGAAAGCCTGGGAAAATTGCCGTTAAAGATGTATCAGCGGACGGAACGCGGCATTGTGAAAAGCGACAGGGAAGAAATTTATAACCTGTTAAAGCTACGCCCAAACCCGTACATGACGGCAAGCGTCTTTTGGTCAACCGTCGAAATGAACCGGAACCATTACGGCAACGCCTACGTGTGGTGCCAATATAGCGGACCGCAGTTGCAAGCCTTATGGATTTTGCCAAGTCAATACGTCACGATTGTGGTGGATGATCGCGGCTTGCTGGGCGAAAAGAACGCGATATGGTATCGGTACAATGACCCGCACGACGGTAAAATGTACGTTTTCCGAAACGACGAAGTTCTCCATTTTAAAACGTCCGTTACATTCGATGGCATCACTGGCTTGTCTGTCCGGGATGTACTAAAACATACGGTTGACGGTGCACTAGAAAGTCAAAAATTCATGAACAACCTCTATAAAACGGGGCTAACAGGAAAGGCCGTCCTTGAATATACCGGCGACCTTAACCAAGAAGCGCGAGACCGCCTTGTGAAAGGCTTTGAGCAGTTTGCAAGCGGTTCTCAGAATGCAGGGAAGATTATCCCCGTACCATTGGGAATGAAGTTGGTGCCACTAGATATTAAGCTGACCGACAGCCAATTCTTCGAACTAAAAAAATACACAGCGTTGCAGATTGCAGCGGCGTTTGGAATCAAACCGAATCAGATTAACGATTACACCAAGTCAAGTTATGCGTCGGCAGAAGCGCAGAACTTGGCTTTTTATGTTGATACGCTTCTCTATGTGCTGAAACAGTACGAGGAAGAAATCACTTATAAAATTCTTTCTAATGACCTTATCAGTCAAGGACATTATTTCAAGTTCAATGTCAACGTCATCCTACGGGCAGATATTAAGACGCAGATGGACAGTTTGTCGACTGCGGTGCAAAACGGCATTATGACGCCTAACGAAGCGCGCGACTACTTGGACATGCCTGCTGATGACTACGGCAATAACTTGATGGCCAACGGGAACTATATTCCGTTGAGTATGCTTGGCGCCAACTATGGGAAAGGAGGTGAGGGCTGATGCCGTTCTGGAAATTCATCGTCAACCAAGCGACTGAAACTGAACCAGAGAGCGTGGAGCTTCGTATTGAAGGTGACATTGTAGACGATGACGAAGCGTGGCTATACGAATGGTTCGGGATGCCGTCCACGTCTCCAAACGCATTTAAAGAAGAATTGAGTCAGTACAAAGGCAAGGACATCACCGTATGGATTGATAGCTACGGTGGCAGTGTATTCGCGGCGGCGGGCATTTATAATGCGTTAAAAGAGCATAACGGAAAAATCACCGTCAAGATTGACAGCAAAGCAATGAGTGCGGCGTCTGTCATTGCAATGGCGGGTGACGAGGTACTGATGAGCCCGATGGCGGTGATGATGATTCACAATCCTTTAACAGCTGTCTACGGGAATATGCACGACTTGCGGAAAGTCGCCGACATCTTGGACACCATTAAAGAATCCGTCGTGAATGCCTACGCCTTAAAAACTGGCAGATCGCGCAGCAAAATCTCGCAGATGATGGACGACGAAACATGGATGAGCGCGAACGTCGCAGTGAAAGAAGGATTTGCCGACGGCATCCTATACCAAGATGGGAAGCCGGAGGTGGCCGACGTTGCGGCGTTTAGCCGGTTAGCAATCGTCAATAGCGCAAACCGGTCTATGCAGGACATTATGAAAATTGTTAGCAAGCAAAAACAACAGGACGAAAAAGAGCGCTTGCTTTTGGAACTGGATTTAATCTAGTTCCCTTTTTATTGCACAAAAATCAAAAGGAGGAAAATAAATATGCCGAAAGAATTACGTGAGTTGCTTGAACAAATCCAAAACAAAAAGGAAGAAGCTCGTAAACTTCTTGCTGAAAACAAAATTGAGGAAGCGAAAAAGCTGAAAGAGGAAATTGTAGCGCTTCAAGAAAAATTTGATATTGCCAAAGAGCTTTACGAGGAACAAAAACAAACCATCGAGGACAAAGAACCGTTAAAACCGACTGTACAAGTAAAAGAGAACGAGGTAGAAGCATTTGTCAATCACATCCGTACGCGCTTCCGTAACGCAATGAGCGAAGGCAGCAACCAGGACGGCGGCTATACGGTCCCACAGGACATTCAAACGCGCATTAACGAACTTCGCGAAAGTAAAGATGCTTTGCAAAACCTTATTACAGTTGAGCCTGTAACGACTTTGAGTGGTTCGCGTGTATTTAAGAAGCGCTCGCAACAAACCGGCTTTGTCGAAGTGGCAGAAGGTGCAGCGATCGGCGAAAAAGCAACGCCGCAATTCACGCTCTTGCAATACCAAGTGAAAAAATACGCTGGCCTCTTCCGCGTCACAAACGAACTGTTAAACGACAGCACAGAAGCCATTGTCAATACGTTGGTTCGTTGGATCGGCGACGAATCCCGTGTAACGCGCAATAATTTAATTGCTTCGCTGTTAGGTACGAAAGCGAAAACAGCTATCGCTGACCTTGACGCATTGAAACAAGTCGTCAACGTTCAATTAGACCCTGTTTTCCGTTCGACTTCTAGCGTCGTTGTCAACCAAGATGCTTACAACTGGCTCGATACGCTGAAAGACCAAAACGGTCAATACTTGTTACAACCGTCCATTTCTTCGCCGACTGGCCGTCAGCTTCTTGGTTTACCGGTTGTAATCGTATCGAACAAAGTCTTAGCTAACCGAGTTGACGGCGATACAGGTGCGCAATTTGCGCCAATCATTGTAGGTGACTTGAAAGAAGCGGTTGTCATGTTCGATCGTCAGCGCACAGAAATCATGTCTTCGAATGTCGCTATGGACGCGTTCGAAACTGACGCTACTTTGTGGCGTGCTATCGAGCGTATGGATGTAAAAATGCGCGACGATGAAGCGTTTGTATTCGGTGAGGTACAACTTGCTTAATGAGGGGAGCAATCCCCTCTTTTTCTTTGAAGGGGTGATGACATGAAGGTAAAGGCTCTCATTGATTGCGTTGGCATCGGCTATGACTTGAAAAAAGACGACGAGGCTAATTTGCCGAAAGAACTAGCGGAAAAGCTTATCCGATTCGGATACGTGGAGGAAGTGAAAAAGTCTAAAGAAACGAAGGTGAAAGAATGATCGTTTCTTTGGACGAGGTAAAGACGTGGCTACGGGTAGATTTTAGCGACGATGATGCTTTACTGTCCACGCTCATCGGTGCGGCAGAGCAGTATCTCGAAAACGCCACAGGTGTGGAATTCGATGAAAACAATCATCTTGCCAAGCTATTCTGCATGACATTAATTGCTGACTGGTACGAAAACCGAGAAATGATTGGAAAAGCAACCGACCAAACAAGGCCGATCATACAGAGTATCCTGACACAGCTCACATACAGCTACGGCGGTGACAGCGATGAATCCGGGGCTGTTTAGGCACCGTATCACGCTGTTGAAGATGGTTGTCACAGAGGATGAGATCGGCCAAGAAATTGAGGATTGGCATCCAGTACGGACATGTTGGGCGGCGATCAAGACGGTGAGCGGTCGAGAATACTTTACCGCCGCATCCGTTCAGGCGGAGAGAACCTATCGGTTTATCATCCGGTACACTCCTGGAATCAATGAAACGATGAAGATCAACTATCAAGGTCGCCTGTTTGATATACAGAGTGTCCTAAACGACGATGAAGGCAAGAAAACGTTAACCATTATCGCGACGGAAAGGGTGGCTGCGGATGGCTAACATTCCGGTGGATCGTCTGGCTGATGAACTAGTGCAGGCGATTAAAGAATATACGGAAGATGTTGAAAATGTTGTGCGTAAAAAAACGGATGAAGTGGCACGGAAGGTGTTGAAAGAAGCGCAGGCATTGGCGCCAAAACGAACAGGAGAGTATGCGAAGACGTTTACCATCACAAAAGAAGATGGATATGGAACGACCACGCGCATCATCTGGAACAAGAAACACTATCGTCGTGTTCATTTGCTGGAATTCGGGCATGCCAAAGCCAACGGCGAAGGGCGCGTGAAGGAGTATCCTCACCTACGTCCAGCATACGACAAGCACGGCGCAAGATTGCCGGACGAATTAAAGCGGGCGATTGAAAACGGTGGTTAAGATGACACAGGCAGAGCTATATCAAGCTTTGAAATCTATCGGCTATCCAGTCGCCTACGGTTCATTTTCCAGTCCGGTCACACCGCCATTCATCACGTATCAGTTTGCTTACTCGAACGACATGATGGCGGACAACATCAACTATGTCGCGATTGATGATTTTCAAGTGGAACTATACACGGCAAAAAAGGACCTTGTTGCCGAGCAAAAGGTGCAGGACAAGCTCAAAGAGCTAGGCCTACCATATCGGAAATTTGAGACATATCTCGACGAAGAAAAAATGTATCAAATCCTATATGAAGTCCAATTGATAGGAGGATGAAAAAATGAGCCAAAACAGAGTTACTTTTGGTATTGAAAAACTTCATATTGCGTACCTAAACACAACAACGCCAACGCCAACTTGGGACACACCGATTCCTATTCCGGGCGCAGTCAGATTTTCGCCGGAACCGCAAGGGGAAGAAACGACATTTTACGCCGACAACGAACCGTATTGGACATATACTTCAAACAACGGTTACAACGCTGAGCTTGAAATGGCAAACATCCCGGATGAAGTTCTTGCGGCATTGCTTGGTTGGGAAATTGACGCGAATGGCATGTTGGTTGAAACAACGGATGGAGAACCGAAGGAATTCGCGTTACTTGGGCAAGTGCTAGGTGATAAGAAAAACCGTCGCTTTGCCTATTATCGCTGCAAAGCAAGCCGACCAAGTAAAGAACACTCGACTCGTGCTGAATCAGTAGAACCAGCGACAGAAACATTGAATATTCGTATCTTGCCGATTGAAATCAATGGCAGAAACATTGTTCGTGGCGTGCTTGAATTGAATGACAAGAACCAAGCTGTTTACGATAGCTTCTTTACGAATGTCGTGATTCCAGGAGCAACGGTAGGAGCGTGAGATAAATGCGGACAATTGAGCTAGGGGGCAAACAAATCGGGCTAAAGGCGACGCCTTTGGCCCTTCTTTATTATCGGCAGGAGTTTAAGTCAGACCTGATCGGCGATCTGTTGAAAATGCAGGCGTTGGCGAATGACCCGTCTGCTCTCGATTCGATCGCTATTTTACAGGTTGCATGGGCGATGAATAAAGCGGCTGAACAAGGCAAGTCTTTCCCGCATTTTGAAGCATGGCTCGGACAATTCGAGTATGTGGACTTCTCCGACCCGGACACAATGACTGAAATCATGAACGAAGCGGCAGAGGGCTTTTTTCGTCGAGGTGCAAGACGAGCCAAGCCAGCCAACTGACATCGAGCAACCGGAGCGTTTAGACCTGGAACTATTAGTGATGGGCAAGCGCTCCGGTCTTTCATTTTCTGAGATGAACGAGCTAACAATCAATGATCTCATAAAGTTCATCAATATCTACGTGGACATGGAAACCGGAAAACGAAAACAGCGCCGTAGAATGGCGACACAGGCGGATATAGATGCTTTCTTTGCGTAAGGTGGTGAGAAAATGGCGGAGAGCGTGCGCGGATTGACAGTGGTTATAGGAGCTGACACCACGAAGCTAGGAAAAGCCCTAGAGGACGTCAACAAAAAGAGCAAGGATATTCAGAGTGAGTTGCGACAAGTCGAGCGTCTTCTCAAACTTGACCCTTCGAACACTACGTTACTTGCCCAAAAGCAACAACTTCTCGCCAAGCAGATCGAGAACACAAGCGAGAAGCTGAATCGCTTGAAAAGTGTACAGCAACAAGTCAACGAACAATTCCGGAGAGGGGAAATCAGTGAAGGACAATATAGGGCGTTTCAACGCGAGATTGAGAAGACGGAAGGACAACTCCGCACTCTACAAAGTCGTCTTGAAGAAACAAACGGCGCGATTAACAAACACACAACCGTATGGGGGAGATTACAGGAACGACTTTCAACGGTCGGTAACAACTTTCGTGATATTGGTCAGCGGATGCAATCGGTCGGGCAATCTATGGCCACGTCGATGGGTGCGGCGGCCACAGCGATTGGCGGCGCATTGGGGTTCGCAGTCAAAAAATCCATGGATTTTGAAGCGCAGATCGACCGCGTTGGTGCAATTGCGGGTGCTACCCCAACGGAGATTAAGAAGCTGGAACAAGCCGCCCTTGACCTCGGTGCTTCGACTTCAAAATCAGCCACAGAGGTGGCACAAGGAATGGAGATCATGGGCGCGATGGGGTACAACACCAATCAAATCCTCGCGGCTATGCCGGGTATTATCGCGGCGGCAGAAGCATCCGGCGAAGACATGGCACTAGTGGCTGATACTGTATCAGCGGCATTGAACTCCTTCGGTCTTGAAGCGGCAGAAGCGGCTAGGGTGGCAGACGTTCTCGCACAAGCAGCAAATGATTCAGCGGCTGGCATTCAGGATATGCAATATACCTTTAAATACGCGGCACCTGTTGCCCGGACGTTGGGAATCTCGCTAGAACAGCTTGGTGCGGCTACGGAGATCATGGCAAATGCAGGGATTCGTGGTGAGCAGGCCGGAACTACCCTGCGCGCTGCCCTCATTCGCTTGTCTGACCCACCGAAAGAAGCAGCAGCTATGTTGAAAGAATTGGGCGTCCGTATTACAGATTCAAGCGGAAAGATGCTTCCGTTCAATCAGATCATTGCACAGTTATCGAAAAGCACCGAGAAAATGAGCAACGCTCAAAAACTCGCTGCATTGTCTACCATCTTCGGCACGGAAGCCGCGAGCGGGATGCTGACGGTTATTGAAGCGGGACCTAAAAAATTGGACGAGCTAACAAAGTCGCTTGAAAATTCCGGTGGTGCCTCACAAGAAGCCGCCAAAAAAATGAAGGACAATCTAAAAGGTTCGCTTGAAGAACTGCAAGGAGCGTTTGAAACAGCACAAATCACGATCGGAAACGCGCTGGCTCCGGCGATCGAAAAAGTAGCTGGATATATCCAAAATCTCATTAACTGGTTCAACAATCTTTCTCCGTCTACTCAACAATTTATTGCCACCGCGGCGGCGGTAGCGGCAGTGCTTGCTGGCGTTGCCGCGGCAATAGGTGTGGTGCTTACCATCGTCGGTGCGGCAGCGAGCGGAATTGGCGCTCTTACAACAGCATTCGGTGCGGTATCTGGCGCTATTGCAGCAGCGGGAGGAATGGCAGGAGTTTTTAGCGCAGCAATAGCAGCAATCACAGGACCAGTCGGAATAGCAATTGCAGCAATCGCTGGATTGATTGCGATTGGCATCGCGGTCTACAAAAATTGGGACACCATTAAGGCAAAAGCAATCGAAATATGGGGCGCTATTAAACAGTGGTTCAGCACAACGCTTGAGAGTATAAAACAATCTTTTAACAACGTATGGAACAATATCAAAAGCTTCACATCGTCTACGTGGAATAGTATCAAACAGACAACAATCAACGTGTGGAACGCGATTAAAACAGGTGTGATGGCAATTATCACGCCTTTTATTAATGGCATCACAAACTTATTTAACGGCATGAAAAACGGATTGCAAACCATTCTGAATGGATTAAAACAATTCTTTAGCGGTGTGTGGCAGGCGATTAAAAACATCTTCCTCGGCGCTGTTCTTCTCATTATCGATCTTGTAACTGGTAATTTTGAAGCTCTAAGAAATGACGCAAAAGCCATCTTTGAGAATCTGAAAAGTGCTCTTTCTACCATATGGAGCGGAATAAAATCCGTCATTTCTGGCGCGGTTCAAGCGATTAAAGGGCTTGTTAGTGCTGCGTGGGAGAATATTAAATCAACGACATCGTCTGTATGGAACGGTATTAAATCGCTAGCATCATCCATCTGGAATGGAATTAAATCAGCCATTTCCAGCGCGGTTAATACCGCAAAATCAGCAGTAAGTAGCGCATTTTCTGCAATGAGAAGCGCTGTTTCTTCCATCATGAGTGGTATCAAATCCACCATAGTAAGCATGTGGAATAGTGCTGTAAGTTTCTTAAAAAGCATTGATTTATTTACTATCGGAAAAAACATCATCCAAGGGCTGATTAATGGTATCGGGTCGATGGCTAGATCGGTAGCGGAAAAAGTGAAAGAGTTAGCGGAAAGTGTGCCGGCATGGATCAGAAAAATGCTCGGCATCCATTCTCCATCTCGTGAAACAGAAAAGTTAGGTAAATATACAACAGAAGGTTTTGCAAAAGGGATTGAATCGAAGAAAAGGGATGTTGAGGCAGCATCGAAAAAGAATGCGGAGGCGGCTAAAAAAGCCTTTGAGGAAGCTTTCAAGCAAGCGCAATATAACTTTAAAATTGGAAAAATTGATGAAGTGCAATATATATCCGCCTTGCGCAATATCCTGAGAAACTACGCTAAAACATCCGACCAAGTTCGGCAAGTGAACCTGGAAATCAAAAAAGCACAAGATGAACAGGCGAAAAAAGCGGCAGAAGTCGCGAAAAAGACCTTTGAACAAGGAAAACAAGCTATTGAATATCAAAAGCAAATCCGCAATGTGTCTCTTGAGCAAGAGTTGCAGTGGTGGAACAATCTAGCAAAACGGTTCAAAAAAGGCACTAAAGAGCGTATGGAAGCCGAAAAGGAATACGCTCGCGTGAAAGACGAAATTACAAAGCGCAACTTCGAGAACGAGAAAAAGTGGTTCGAGGAAAAGAAATATTATGGTCAGCTTTCTCTTGCACAGGAGCTTGAATCGTTGAATACTGTCGCCAAACGTTACAAAAAAGGTACGGAGGAACGGATATACTGGGAGCGCGAAATTTATCGCGTCAAAATGGAGATTTACAACCAACTCACGGCGATCAACGAAGAATACACACAAAAAATCGAGGACGCCAACAAGCGACTGGCTGAAAGCGAAAAGCAGTTAACGGAAGAATACAACCGTGCTGTTGAAGAACGGGCCAAGTCGCTTTATTCATTTGCAGGGCTTTTTGATGAATTCGCTGCCAAAACCGACGTAACAGGAGCACAATTGCTCCAAAATTTACGAGATCAAGTAAAAGGGTTCGAACATTGGCAAGTTGCTATTCAGTCGCTTGCGGCTCGTGGCGTTGACAAAGGGCTTATTGCCGAACTGCAAGAGATGGGCCCGAAAGCACTCGGTGAAATACAGGCTCTTACAACGCTATCGGACAGCGAATTGCAGGAATTTGTGAATTTGTGGCGCCAAAAATCTTCGCTCGCTCGTGAAGAAGCAGTGAAAGAGCTGGCAGATTTGAACGTTCAAACGCAACAAAAGATCAAAGAACTCCGTGAAGCTACCGCGAAGGAAATCGAAGGATACAAAGCGGAATGGACAGCGAAAATCAAAGAAATCACGACTGGAACAAAAGCAGAGTTTACGTCGTGGGCAACATCCATGCAAGCGATCGGGAACCAAGCGATTAAAGGTTTAATCGAAGGTATGAAGACGATGACCGGTCCATTGCAAGCCCAAGCAAAAGCCATCGCTGACGCTGTTTCTAAAACGATTAAAAGCGCGCTTAAAATCAAATCGCCAAGTCGTGTAATGATGGATGAGGTCGGTAAATGGATTCCACTAGGGCTTGCAGAAGGGATTGAACGAAACATCAACGCTGTCACATCAGCTGTGAATCGAATGGCGCAAGCGACAATTCCATCCGTAAACGGCTTGACACTGAATAGCGCAGCACGCCCTATCGTCAACAATACAACGAATACACCAATCACCATCAATCTGACGTACAACGGTACAGGTTCACAACAAGATGCATATGACATCGTTGACATCATTGAACGTGAATTAGGTCAACGTATTGGGAATCACTTGCGTTTTAGTGGGGTGAGGGTATGATAATTGAGAGACTCAACGGAACCATAATCGATACGGAACAATATGGGATAAAACTACTGACTCATTCCATTTCCTCACCTTCCCCTCGTGTCGTAACAGAAGAAATCGATAATAGAGATGGATATATCGAACTAGGTACAACTTTCGACGGTCGTAAAATACGAGCGTCTTTTTTCATGTATGCTTTTGATAAATATGATTATCCGTTGTTACGAAACGAGGTATTCCGTATTTTTGCGACTAAGGAGTTGTTCTACTTTCACGAGCCGAACCAGAAGCGGCGTTGGTTAGTTCAATCAAATGGGTTCGATCTCGAACGATTTTCGCCAAGGGGCGGAACGTTTGAAATTGAATTTTCTTCACCTTCTCCATATGCCGAATCCATCGGAACCACCCTTGACCCGTTCACATTTGATGCAGAGCTTTGGCAAATCGGGCAGGGGTTACTTGAATCAGATGATCTGAAATACGTTCACAATACGGCTAGTTTTCGTATCTACAACGCCGGAGATATTGACATTGACCCTAGAGTATTGCCGTTAAAAATCACATTTGTTGGCGCATCAACAAATCTGACGATTACAAGCGAAACAACCGGTGACACATGGACATATAACGGCACGACACAAGCGACAGATACGATCACCCTTGACGGCGTGCGTTCGTTAAAAAATGGAGCAAGCATTTTCGGACAAACAAACCGAAAGCTCATCACGTTGAAATCAGGATGGAACGACTTCACAGTGACGGGAGCGACGGGACCTTTCGAAATCTCGTTTGACTTCCGTTTTTATTACTTGTAAAGGAGGGATATAATGCCTAAATACCCATATCGTGATTTAGGTATAAATTTTGACCGAAATTTCCGTAATGCTTTAAACGCCAATTTCGATGATATTGAAGCTGATATAAAAGAGCTGGGCGCAGGAGCACAACAAGCGCTTGAAGCCGCACATGAAGCGGAGACACAAGCGATTTACGCACGGACGAGCGGAGACTATGCACAAGACAAAGGGGATTATGCGGCACAACAAGGAGATTTTGCACAAACACAAGGGAATTATGCGAAATCACAAGGAGATTACGCAAAAACACAGGGGCAATACGCCCAACAAGTCGCAAACGAGAATAAAACACGCTGGTTGAATCCGGTTGCGAATTTTCCCGCCATCGCAACAAACTACCCGAATCCACAACACGGCGATACGGTAATGACGCTCGAAGACGGGAAAATTTATCGTTATGAAAACGGTCAATGGAAATTTACGCAACAATACAACAGCACGGCGTTGAATAACTTAGCAAATGAATTATCAAAGCAAAACCAACAATCCGTTACCATCGGTCACGGACTCAATATTATCAACGCATCGCAAAACAGTCCACTTGATATCCAAATTGAGGGTCGCACGTTGGTGAATTTATTGGGTACAGATGGAAATTGTGAAGATGTTTCTAAATTTTATACAGGCGGAAATGTATCTATTTCAACTGATACTTCTACTAAGAAATACGGCGATAAATCAATTAAATTACAAATAAATACAGGAGGAACATATGGGCTTCTTAAAAAAGATGTTCCAGTAATAAGTGGGAAATACTACTTAGTGGGTGTTTCTTTAAGAAATCAAAACGCAGATAGACTTTACCTTAAATTAAACGGAGACATGGCTTTTAAATCTTCTGAAGTTATAAATTCGGATTTTAAAGATGTATTCGTGAAATTATCAAATTCAAGTTCAAACCTCCTAATTGAAGTTGTTATTGAAGGTTCTCAAGGTACTATTGGATATGTTGATGGATTCCGTCTCTACGAAATTACCGCAGAAGAATACAACAACATCGGCACGGTATGGAACGATGAAGAAGTCGCAAGACGCTATCCGTATGTCGATTCGGTTCAGCACGTTCAAAATCCGTATGTGATTGCGGAAGGCGAGAACTTGTTACCGCCGTTTACGGAGTGGACGAACCTTCACCCAAACACAGAAATTTTATCTCCTTATGAATTACAAATTAATGCTAATGGACAATGGCAAGGTGCTTACATTGACCTAAATCTTGTTCCTAATCAAACATATACCGTAGATGTAGAAATAAACGGAAATGATGTATATTATTGGATAAAATCGATTGACAGTAATGGTAATTTATCTGATTTACTTACATTTAGAAAAGGTCTAACTACATTTACAGTTCCTAATGGAATTAAAAAAATTCGATTTGAATGTACGAATGCGACTGCTGGTACATTTACTTTTACCAATCCGATGCTCACGGTCGGAAGTCAGCCGAAACCATTCATGCCACGCAATCCATCGTATTTGTTTGCCGAAGTGAAACTCGGCTCACTAGCCGATAAAAAAGATATTTTATTTAAGGAAAATGGCGATTGGAAAAAATTAAAATGGATTGAAGATGTAGTGTTAGATGGAAGTTGGCAGTGGGTTTTTAGTAGTGATTATAGTGGTTATAAGCGAGTATATGCTGATGCTACTCAATATGAGCCTGTAGTAGATACTAAGAGAGAAATTGTGGTAAAGCACTCTGGTAAAATTTTAAAAACAATAAGTGCTACTTCAGCGGGACAAACTTCGGGGGATCAAGCATTTATATCGGATGATGGGCAAAGAAGTGTATATATAACCATCTTCGACACCGATTCAGGTTGGGGCGAAGACTACACGCCAACAACAGCCGAAATCCAAGCGTACTTCTACGGCTGGCGCATGTGTAACGGAACATACGGTCAACCTTACGATGGCACAGGCACGAAAACATGGTATCCGATTGGGGATACGGATTTGAGCCGTGCGGTAACAACATGCCCGACAAGTGCCGCGCCTACGATTGCGGAGGGGAAAATAGGATACTACAAGCTATCGTATATCCTTGCGACACCGCAAACGATTGTTGTAACGGATAAAGTCGAAGGTGATTTGGTCGTGAATGGGGCTACGCAAGTGGAAGTCGGAAGTGGGTTCACGTATACGGAAGTAGACGGGAAACGGACGTATACGAAACTAGCTGCAAACCAGCGGTATAACGTGACAGCAAATATTCTTTCTGTCATTGCTAATTATGATACATCGCTCAAGTCGGTTGTGGATTCGATGGTAGCGAAGCAGAGTGATATTGCTGCAACTGTTTCTGTCAACGTAAGAGCGATTGCAGAGCTTTATAAACGTGTAAAAGCACTCGGAGGTTAATCTTCGGGTGCTTATTAATTTTTACGGAGGTGAAAGCGAATGCCATTGGACTTGGAGCGTTTACGCGAGTGGTTGATTTCAAAGGGGATTCCTGCCGAGGAACTTGACGAACTCATCGAAACGCCAGTGATTCGCGATATTGGCGAAGGACTAACGCTATCACTTATTAACGATGAGAACATCGGGATGGACATCGTTAATCTAATGATCCGCCTAGACGAATTAGAACAACGAGTCGCACAACTTGAAGGAGGTAATGCGTAATGGTCACTTATTACGCTTATAAAATTGAGAAAGGATTACTGACATTTAATCAAGTCCCGACAACTTACCAGCCTGCGGTCAAGTCACTTTTTAGAACGAAGGTGGCAAACGGTGAAATCACGCCGGAACAATACGAGCAATATGTCGGTGAGCCGTACGAAGGTTAAAAGGTGGTGAACACATGCTTGTCGTTACAAGCCTTTCGGGGCAAACGGAGGCTTTAACTGATTATAAATCAATGCAACGAGTTCAGAGAGTGAATGAAGAATATTCACTCTCTTTTCTTTTACCTTTAACCGAACGCAATGAACATGCTTATCCACTTGTACAAGAAGAGTCGTACCTTGAATATGATGGCCAGACATATATCGTGAAAGAGCTTGAGGAAAAATCGGCTGGCATGAAGGCAATTAAATCAGTGAAAGCCTTTCACGTTTATCTTTGTGAGCTGGACGATTTTCTCGAGGGAGTTATCGGCGGCAATGTGACCGTACAGGAAGCTGTTTCTTTTGTATTGCAGGGGAAGAACTTCACATTTGAAATCCCTGATTCATTTGAGGCAAAAACATTATTTAATTTCGGAAACAAAAATCGTCTCGCACTTTTGCAAGAAATTTTCAAGATTTTTGGTTGTGAAATAGAGCCTCATAACCGGCATCTTGTTTTTAAAAAGCAAATCGGACAGCGTCGGGATTTTCAGTTTCGCTTTAAACATAATATCAAAACTATTTCTCGTCATGTCGATACAACAGATTTGAAAACTTGTATCAAAGGATACGGCGCAAATGGACTTGTTGTAACGTATCGATCACCTATGGCAGACATCTACGGCGAACGCTGGGCGGATCCCATTACAGATGAGGAAATTTCTGATGAAGCAACAATGATCGAGAAGCTGAAAAGTAGCTTGAATGACGAGCCAAACATTTCTCTCAAGCTCGATGCAGTTGTTTTGCCAGGCGAAGTTGGTCTAGGAGATGAGGTATACACTATCTACGAGCCAATCGGTATCGACATTGTGCAGCGTGTCGTCGAATATGTAGATTTTCCCGAACAGCCAAAGAGCCCACAAGTAACGATTGCTAACTTTCGCGAAGGTTTATCCGATGTTTTTCTGGATGTCGTGAACAATGTCAAAGAAGTCGAGAAACAAACGAGTATAGCACGGTCCGAAATTAAACAAACGAATGAACAGATACAGCTAACGGTTACAAAAACGGAAGAGTTAGACGGACGGTTAACGACAGCTGAATCGCAAATTACGCAACAAGCGAACCAAATCTCATTGACGGTCCGCAAAGACGGGGTAATCAGCGCGATTAACCAATCACCAGAAAGTATCAGTATTTCAGCATCAAAAATCAATTTAACTGGCGCTGTCACCATTTCGTCACTTGCTTCTGACGTCAGAACGACGCTGGATTCGAAACAGGATTATTTCGGGGTTGTCTCGATCATCAACGGCACAGTCACAGCCGATTATGTCAATGCGCTTGGCGTAACAGCGAGATGGGTGAGTGCAGATAGCTTGTTGGGCTCTCGGTTTTACCTAGGAAAAAACGGAGTTTCGCAAAGTACATTTTTAGAAATGTGGACAGGCGATAATGGGGCACATTACATTAAATCGAACCAAGCGAGTGGTTTCCGTATTGAATCGACAGGCTCGTTAAGCATTCAAGCCGGAAGTGGCTACGGTATCTATACGAATGGCGCTCCTCTTGTTGCAAATGCGGGGCTTCGTGTCGATGGAGGAGTAGCACAGTTTAATACAGGAGCAACAGTAAATGGCACTTTAAGGGCTACAACAATATATGAAAGCGATACACCATTGTCAAGTAAGTACGCTCCTTATTATCATTCGCACAGCGAGTATGCAAGCGTATATCATGACCATTCTTATATTAATGGTTACAGTTTCAGCTCAGCATATAAATTACAGTTTCCTACTTACGGCTGGGGCGGTATTCTTAAAGACTTGGCGAGTGGAATGGAAATAAGGAACAGTAGTGATTCAGGATACAAAGCTCTGTATGCTTCTTCATTCGTGCCAGCCTCGAGACGCGAATGGAAAAAGAACATCGAGCTAACACAAATCAACGCACTTCAGTTGGTGACAGAAACACCTGTATTTGAGTACAACTTCAAGGAAGAACCTGATGGTGCGATGAAATCGATTGGTTTGATTTATGAAGATAGCCCGATCGAGGTGCTAGACTTATCAGGTCGAGGCATTGACCTTTACGCTATGGCAAGTGTTCTTTGGAAAGCGGTACAGGAACTGTACAGTGAAATCCAATCAATGAAAAGGAGTGCATAATATGCCAGAAGTGAACGTATTGAACAAAAACTTGAAAAAAGAAGGAAACAAAGTAGTAGTCACCAAAACAATCGAGGAAAACCTCACCAGACAAGACCTTCTTCAAGCGAAACAAAATATTCAGTATCAAAAGCAAGCTTTGTTACAGCAATTCGAGCAACTAAAAAATCAAATGTCCCAATTGGAAAATCAAGAAAAAGAAATTGATGAACTACTCCAAATGCTCGGAGAAGATGAAATGACATTGTAATATTATTGAAAGGTGTGATTCGATGGAACAGCGTGTTGCGAAATTGGAAACCGATGTGGACATGCTCCGCAGCGACATGGTAGACGTCAAAACCCGATTGGCCGTGGCGGAGTCAAATATCAAGGACATGCGCGAGGACATTGGAACGATCAAAAGCAACACAACATGGATTTTGCGTTTGATTATCGGCGGCATCGTAGGAGCGGTGCTGTCTTTTATTTTGAGAGGAGGTATTCAATGATGGAAGCAATGCTT